CGACGCGAACGGCTGGTGAATCGTCAGCGCCTTCATCTCCGCCTGCCCTTCCGCCCCTTGAGGCGGTTGCGGCGGGCGGCCTCAATCCCGCCCGCCGGATTCCAGCACCCCCGCATCGACGGGCGCCCCTTCGGCCGCGGCGGTGGCGGCCCCGACGACCCGCGCACGCCCGGCCCGGTCCCGGCGCCGTACCCGATCACGCCCGGGCCCGAGCTCGCTGCGACCAGGGCAACAGCCATCAGCATCGCGCTCGCGCGTCTCATCGTCCGGCCTCCTCGTCGAGCTTGCGGATCAAGGCGTCGGGCGTCAGTCCGATCCCGATCACTCCGGCGACGTACATCTCGCGGGCGTTGAGGCCGACCCACGACGTCGTCATGCGCCCGTCCCCCTTGCGCATGACGACGCGGGCGACGAGCAGCCCCGACTCGTCGGGCCAGAAGGCGACGCCGGCGAGCCGCCGCAGGACGCTCGACGGCTTCGTGACGCGCCGCATCGTCTCCTCGTAGTAGCGCGCCATGAGCTTGTCCGGCGTCGCGTGCGGCGGTCCCAGCGGGCCCGAGCGCAGCTCGATCGATTCCTTCCCGGGGTGGATATCCAGGTAGCGCGCCGCGCGGGGGCGCGGCATCCCGACGAGGCCGTGCTCCTTGAGCACCGCCTCGTCGCCTTGTGTGATCTGCTCTTTCATTCAGGTCTCCTCAAGCTGTGAACTTCGGGTACGGCTGCACCTTGAGGCGCTGCGCCTCGAGGTGTTTCGGCAGCGTCCGCGACGCGGCCTTGTTGAGCGCCCAGAGGTAGCGGTGGTTGCCGCCGTGGCGCAGCGGGCGGGTGACGGCGGCGACGGCATGACCGAGCCACGCCCGCAGGCCCTCGGCGCTCAGGTCCGCCGGCGGCGGCGCTCCGGCCTCGACGAGCAACTCGACCGAGTAGCGCCAGCCCCGCTCTGCGCCACCTCTGCGCGCGGTCGGTGATCATGCTGCCCCCAGGGTCCGGCGCAACTCCGCGGACCAGCGCACCGCCAACTCGCGCGCCCAGACCTCCGACGCCATGCCCTCGCGCAGCGCCAGCTCGGCCGCGGCGCGCCCGGCCTCGAAGGTGTCGACGACCGCGTGCCCGCGCAGGTCGGTCGTCGCGGCCGACACGTGCCAGCCCTCGGCCCGGCGCTCGACCAGCGCAGCCGGCTCGCCGGCGCACATCAGCGCCCACATGGGCCGGTCGTCGCGGCGGACCTCGTTCGGCGAGCGGTGCCACCCATCGGGCAAGATCGGCGAGCTCATGCGCGGCATAATAGCTATCCACTTTTCCAGGTCAACCGCGTTTTTTCCGTGCTAGGTTGACCCGGTGTTCCGCCCGCTGCCTGACCTCGAGCGCCACGCTGCGCCCTGCGCCTGGAACGACTACGCCACGGGGATCGCCGTGGGGCTGGCGATCTTCCCGTGGCTCGTCCTAGCCGCGGCGGTGTGGCTGGCGCGGTTTTAGCCCGGAGAGGCGAGGTCGCCCTCGTGTTCGGGCGCAGGCTCGCCCTCGAACACCTGCGAGCAGCGCCCGTAGTATCCGGTCGCCTTGATGCTGGCCTCGTCGTTCGGCTCGCAACCGGTGCCCTCGGGGCACGTCCACCCGGGCCGGCAGCCGAGCACGCAGACGCCCTGGTCGCATCTGGCGACCGCGTTGACCGCGGGGTCCGGCGATCCGGCACAGTCGGCGTGGACGCTGCACGACTGCGTGCAGAGCATCGTGCCCTGCCCGCCCTCCGCCGAGGGTGCGTCGCAGATCCACGGCTTCTTCGGCTGCCCGTACTCCTTCCACTCGTACGCCATCGGGCACGGGTCTTTCGGATCCGCGCAAGGCATGTACGGGTCGCAGCCGACCGAGCAAGTGATGGCCGCGAGGCCGGCGAGAGTGATGGCGATGGTTCGAGCGGTCTTGCGCATAGGCCCTATCCTGATCTCCTCGCCCGCCGGGACAAGGCCCGCGTTCGAGTTCTCTGATCATCAGTGACCCGGCGCCGCCCACGCGATCACTGATGCGGCACGTCGCAGTTGCGGCAGAACGACCCCGGCGCCGCGAAGTCGCCGAACGGCATGAGGTTGTTCGGACATGTTGTCAAAACCACGCGATTTGAGCCGCAGCCCTCGTTTGGACACGGACTGATCGCCGCGATCTCGGCCTGCGCGGCTGCGTACACCTGTCCGGGATCGGAGAGGTCCACACCCCCCGTCTGCCACTTCTCGGCGAAGTGCTTGCCGATGAAGCGGGCCGCCTGCACGGAAGCGATCTCCGCGTACTCCTCGCCGGCGTAGCTGTCCTCGGGGTGGACCATGGCGACCGAGTCGATGATGGCCTGTCGAGTGAAGGTGAACTGCAGCATGATCAGATCCAATCTCCGTTGCGGATCGTCTCGAGCGCGACAAGGCTTCTGAAGCGCGCCCAGACGGTGTTTGCGGCGATGCGCGCGATCGTCACCGTCACGGTCGTCACGGCCGTCGCCCTGCCCTGCCAGGTCCAGACGGCCTTCACGAGATCGTTGTCGCTCGCGCCGCCTGGGAGGTAGATGTCGCGCTGGTATTGCTGCACGCCGTCGAAGGCGACCGTCACGGTGACGTCGCCGGCGACGCCGGTCCAGCCGAGATCCATGCGGCAGACGACCCAGGCCGACTCGGTCGCCCCGAGGTTGATCGCCTTGGTGATCGCGGTCGTCGGCACGCCCGCGTTCACGTTTGTGACCTGCGTGGTGACGTTGTAGAGCGCCGGCTTGAGCCCGCTTGGCCCGTCCCACAGGTAATGACGCTCGGGAGTGTTCTTGCGCTCGCAGTAGAAGCGCTCGGCGTTGCGGTCGTAGCCGAAGCCGCCTGCGACGATGTTCGAGGGCCCACCGTTCGATCCGTCGAGCACCAGCGGCGCCCGCTGTGAGGCGTTGACCTTCGGGGTCAACCGCAGCATGTGCCCGTCGCCGAGGCCGGATGCCGTGATCTGCAGGCCGTCGCCCGCGCCCGTCTGCTGTACGAACGCCGCGGCGACGCCGACGTTTTGCGAGCCGGAGATGAAGATCCCTCGGTTGGCCGCGCTCGGGTACAGGATGATGCCGTCTTGCCCGTTGCCGAGGATGTAGATCCCGCCCGTGCAGGTCGCCCCGGGGGTGAGCCGGATCCCGTAGTTGATCGCGTTCGGCGAGAGCTCAATGTCGGCCGCGGCGTTCTGGCCGGTGAAGCGCGCGCCCGGGCCACCGCCGGATCCGCCGAGCCCCCGCACCCCGGGGCCTGTGGTGCCGCCGAACCCGCGCGCCCCCGATCCGGATCCGCTGCCGTAGTTCCAGCTCCCGTCGCTGTTGCCGCCGGCGTCGAACCGGCCGCCCGGCCCGAGGCCCGTGTTCTCGCCCCTGACGCCGGCGTGGCTGCTCGCGCCCGACTGCCCCAGCACCCCGGCGTTGTTGCCGAAGGAGCGGCCTCGTACGCCGTAGAGGTCGATCCCTCCGGCGTCTGGGTAGCCCTCGAACTGTTGCGCGTACACCACCCCGTTCGCGTCGCGCTCGACGATCGACGGGTCGCCGATCGGGTTGCTCGTGCCGTCCGAGACCCAGATCAGATAGCGCGTCCACAGGTTCCAGACGTCGTTGAGCTCCTCGGCGGTGGGCGCGAAGATGTCGCCGGGGATGAGGCCCGCCGCGACGACGCCGGCGCCAGGCGACACCTTCGTGTTGCTGCCCGGGTAGTCGCCGACGAGGTGAACGAGGTTGGTGGCCCACTCGACGGGCGCGACGATCGGCTTGGACATGTCGGGTTCCTCCTGGGGTTAGAGCTTGATCGCGTGGCACCAGCCGGCCTCGAGCGTCGCGGGGCCGTGGCTGCTGCCAAACCACCCGGTCTGTGTCACCGGGCCGTGTGAGCTGTTGAAGCTGATGCAGGTGTCGTCGTGGACGGACAGGACCGTGTTCACTCCCGCGGCCGGCAGCACGCCCTTCAGGAGCACCTCGAGCAGCGTCCCCTGGCTGGGGGTGATGCCGATCAGGTACACGCGCACCGCCGCCGGGAACCACTCGACGATCGGGATCGGCGGGTGGCTGGCGAGGATCGCCCTCAAGAGCTGCGCGAAGTCCTCGAGCGTGCCGGCGCTGATCGACGAGCGCGCCCGGACGATGAGCGCGATGATGTAGTCGGCGTCGCTGAGGCCGCCGAGCTCTTCGCGCGTCACGTCGAGCATCGCCCCGATGTCGTCGAGCATCAGGCCGAAGCCGTCGACGACGTTGTGCTTGGTCGCCAGCTCGAGCAGGGCCTCGCCCTCGTTCGCGGGCTGGACCAGGAACCGCTCGAGGATCGCGCGGATGTTCGGGCTGTTCTGGAACTGCGTCCAGATGTCCTCGAGAACAGCGCTGTGATCGTAGGGGATCGTCATACGAGGTTCACGATAATCCGGCTGCTGTCGAACAGCGGTAGCTCGGTGCTGGCGACGACGAGGTCCGCGGCGACCAGAGGCGGCTGAGGGTCGAGCTCGTTGAACGTGTAGCCCAGGGTGATCGTCGCCGACTTGATGCCCGGGACGGTGTTGATCGGCGTGCCGAGGGAGAAGCGCTCGACGTCGTCCCCGATCGAGATGTTGAGGTCGCCCCACAGCGCAACCGCGGCAGCGATCGTCGCCAGCGGATCGCCGCTGCTCGGGTACTTCTCGCCGGCGGTGACGTCGATCCGGATCCACATGTAGAGGCTGGTCGGCCGCTGGTAGTAGATCGTGATCAGGTTGCCCTCGCCGTCCTCGATCACCTCGTTGAAGGCGCCGTAGGTTTTGATGCCCGCGGCCTTCTTTTTGTAGATGGTCTCGCAGATCTCGACCGAGTCGCCGCCGAGCACCGTCACCCTGATCGAGTGCGCTGGCAAGCCCTCGCCGTCGACGACGTCGTCGGGGTTCTCGCGCACCGCGACGTAGGTGACGCCGTCGATCTGCGCGACCGCGTCGCGGATCGCCTGCACCGACGCCGAGCCCTTGCTCTGAAGCTGGTCGCGGTGCCGCGCGCGGTAGGCCGCATCGGTCTCGGCGTTGCGACCGAGGGTCGCGTCGCTGGTGTTGGTGACGCCGTCCCACCCCGTCACCTGCGTCTCGATCGTGTTGAGGGTGCCGGCGAAGGCTGTTCGCGGGCCCGTCTGCTCGGCAACCGCGTTGACCCGCTTCGCGCTGTACGCCTCGACGTCGCCGGAGCCGCCGCCGTTGCTCGCTGACAGCGTGAATGGCCCGAGCCCGTTGTCCTCGATCACGAGCAGCGCGTCGCCGTTCGGGTCGTCTCCCGGCTGGAACACCGCGACCTGCACACCGCCGAGCTCGATCGCGGCCTTGATGCCGAGCGCGATGTCGGTCTTGGTGTCGACCAGCCCGACCGCGTAGGAGTAGGGGGTGCCCGCGATCGTCACGCCCGGCGTCTCGCCGGGGCTGATGCCGTCGCCGATCCGGACGACGTAGATCTGATCGTCGTCCCCGATCGTGACGCCGGCGGTCGTCAAGAACTTGTCCTTGCTGACCTCGACGGACGCGATCGCGCCGGCGTTGACGACCGTCGCGTCGGTCCCGTAGAGCACGGCCGACACGGTCGAGCTCGAAGCGGCGAGGCGCGGGAAGGCGAACAGCGAGAGGATCTTTTCGAGGGCGACGCCCGGCGCCGCCGCGAACCATCCGGCGTTTGCCGCTCCGGCGCCGCCCTCGAAGTATGTCACCGCGATCCGGGTGGCGAAGTCGATCAGCTTGCCGTTGATCGAGCTCGCCTCGACGGTGCTGTTTGCTCCGAACAGCTCTTTCCACTCGGCGGCGAGCCAGGTGCGGATCTTCTCCTGGGTCGGCGAGACGTAGCCCTGGTCGGTCAGTCCGTAGGTCGGTGGGGTCGCCATCTGCTCAAGCCTCCTGGCCGATCTCGATCGGGCCGAACTCCGCGCGGATCAGATCGTCGAGCTCGGTGAGCGACGCGATGAACGTCCCTCGCACCCGCAGCGACCCCGGCGCGTCGCTGACGATCACGAGCGTCGCGTCGGTGACGCCCGGGGTGCCGAGGGCCTCGCGCCGCAGCTCTCCGAGCACCGCGTCGCGGTCCTCGGCCGGGAACACGACCTCTCCGTAGTCGACGCCGCCGGTGGCGTCGTAGAAGCGCTCGCCTCGCCAGGTCTTGAGCCTGGTCTCGAGGTGCTGCCGGATCTCCTCGAGCCCGGACACCTCCGACAGCCGGCCGTTGGTGATGTCGAGGTCGCCCCCCGACAGCTTGAGCTGGCTCATTCGACCTCCACGATCGTGCTCGCGGTGCCGATCGAACCGATGGTGTTGCCGACGAACGGCGCGACCGACCCGGGCGCGAGCCCGTTGAGGCCGACCGTCACCTGATTCATCCACGTCCCCATCAGGGCCGAGCGGGTGATGATGTCGTCGAGGCGCGCGGCGCCCCGGGTCGCGTTGATGCCGATCTTGATCCCGCCGTCCGCACGGATCTCGAGCTTGGCCTCGAGCCGCTTGAACCGGATCGAGACTTCGAGGATCTGCGCCGCCCCGGCTTTGGTGTGCCCGAGGAACAGCTCTCCGGCGCGCGCGGCGGTCGTCTTGCGGACGCTGAACGGGAGCGCGACGGCGAGGCCGCGGTCGTGTCGGCGCGGCGACGCCGGGTCGCTGGGCTTGCCGCTCTGCAGGTAGTTCGCGTGGTCGGTCTCGAGCGGGATGGACAGCACCGCGTCGCCGGGGTCGAAGCAGCTCGACAGCTCGAAGCCGCCGCCGCCGAGGACCATCACCGGGGCGTCCGGGGTCGGCGACTGATCGACCGTCTGCCCGTCCGGCGCCCGCAGTCGCACGACCGGCTGCTGCGTGCCGCTCGTCCACGGCTGCGCGACCTTCGTCAGCAGCGCCACCGCCGGGCCGCGGATCAGCGCGGCGACGCGGTCCTCGAGCGCCTTGATGTTCTGCAGCAGGGTCTTTTCCGCGCTCATAGGAAGTCGAGCCCGAGGCCGAGAGGGTCGATCGGCGCGAAGTCGACGATCGAGTGAAAGGCGCCGCCGTGAGTGTCGCCGGTGTGCTGCACGCGCCGGGCGATGTATGGCCCCGCGAACCCGGTCTTGTCGAGGGTGACGCGGATGCCCGGGCGCACCGACTTGTTGAGCAAAAACGTCCCCCGCCAGGTGCCGTTGCCGAGGTCCTCGACCTTGAGCGGGCGTCCGAGGTCGACGACCTCGCCGAGCAGGTAGCCGTCCGCCTCGAGCAGGTAGAACTGCCCCATGTCGATCACCCACCCGACGTTCGACAGCCGGAGCAGGGTCTCGAGATCGCGCCACGCGCTCGCGCCGCTCGGCGTGTAGGGCCAGGCGAGCTTGCTGCTGACCACGTAGGGGTTGGCCGACCGCTTGATCCCCTGCCCGAGCACCCGCGCCCAGGTCTCCGGCGACAGGTTGCCGGTCCCGACGCCGATCAGCCGCAGCAGGTGCCGGATCACCGTAAGGATCTCGGTCCCGACCGGAAAGGACAGGTTCGCCTGGGCCTTCGCCGCCCCGAGCGACCCGTCGCCGATCTTGAGCACCGTCGCCCAGGTCGTCGCGTCGACGCGGGTCGACCGCGGCACCAGCATCGTCCCCTCGCAGATCTGCCCGACCTTGCCGCCGTAGCCCGCGTAGAAGCGCACGTAGGCGTAGCCGTAGAGCTTGGACGCCGCCGGCGCGCTCGGCGGCAGTTCGGTCCCCGGCGGAGGGTCCTTCTCGACCGTGATCGCGTCGGGGCCGGTGTAGCCCCGCGACTCGTCGCTCGCCAGGAGGCCGCTCAGGCTCCACTTGACCGGCACGGGGGCAAGGAGCCCCCGCAGGCCCTCAAGGCGCGCCCTGGTGTCTCTGGCGAGGTTGTAGACCGTGATCGTCGCCTGGTTCGGCTCGCCGCTGATCTCGCGGACGATGTCGAAGGCGATCCGGATGCCCGCCCGGCCCGACAGGTTTTCGGCCGTGATCGCCCCGCCGTTCGCCGGCAGCGCCTCGAAGCGGCTGCACCGGATCCACTGCGGGCTGAGGACGGGCGGCGACGGCATCAGGCGACCTCGTACTCGTAGAGCAGCCGGATCCCGCGGGTCCACCCCTGGCGATCGGGGTCGCGGTCGGCGGCGGTGACGTCGCGGCAGACGACCGCGCCCGGCGGCGTGTACGGACGGATCACGTTCTCGAGGATGTCCTCGTCGCAGCGGACGGCGATGTCGCGCACGATCGCGCGGTCGCTGGCGTCGAACATCGACGCCATCCAGAACGCCTCGCGCACGTTCCACCGGCAGACGATCTTGAACGGCAGGCCGCTTGCCCCCGGCTGCCCGAGCTCGACGACGATCGTGAACTCGCCGCGGCTCGCCTGTTCTGGTCCCGGGATCGGTCTCGCCTTGAACGCCATCGCTCACCCCGCCTGGTAGACCGTGTTGAAGCTGTTGACGACCTTGGGCTTGGGCTTGGTCTGCTTGCCGGCCTGGATCTCCTCTTCGCCGCCGAGGGTCTGCTGCCCGAGGTTGTCGCCGCCGACCTTGCCGCCGACCGTGTCCTTGAGCGCGTCGTCGATGTTGTCGAGCGAGCGCACCGTCCCGATCTCGACCTCGAGGAACCGCATGGTGAACTGCAGCGCGGTCCCAAATCCCGCGTCCTCGTCGGCGAGCAGCTCGATCGGCAAGATGAAGTAGGTGTCGTAGCGGGTGATGATCTCGAGGCGCTTGCGCCCCCGGATCAGCGCCTTGAGGTTCTGCCACGCCTCGACGTCGCGGGCCTGGCTGGCGAGCCCGGGGACGCGAAACGCGTTGCTGACGGTCGCCTCGGCGTTCTCGCCGAAGGCGCCGCCGGTGGCGATGATGCTCGGGTCGTCGGGGACGATGATGCCGACGATCTCGAGCCCCTGCGGCATCAGCCGCATGTGGTCGGCGATGTCGGCCCCTTCCTCGATCGGCTGCTGTGTCACCTCGGCCATGACGCGGTGCGAGATCCGGAGCGTCGCGTCGAGGGTGACGTCGCCGATGGAGGTCTTGGAGCGGATCAGCATGTCACCCCCCGAGCGGCTTGCCTGCGTTGAGGTACGCCGCGAGCTGCTCGTTTTGCTCGGCCAGCTTGTCGGCGATCATCAGCCCCGAGTCGCGCGCGAAGTCCTGCGGGCTCCGCTGCGCGGTGTAGGGCAGTTGGAACGTGAACTTGTTGTCCTGCGAGTAGTCGATCGAGATGTTGTTGACCGTCGTGCCGAGTCCGGGCGCGGAGGTGGCCCCGAGGACGCCGCCAGCGGACCGGCCCGAGGCCGCGAGCACTAGCTCGTCGGCCGTCTTCTCGTCCTTTTTGGCGCCGCCCGACTTCGGCGAGATGCCGAGCTTCTTCTGCAGCTCGGCCATCCGCGCCTTCTGGTCCTTCGTCTTGTTCTTCTTGCCGCGTAGGTAGTCGTACTCGACTTTGTCGGCGATCGCCTGGTTCTCCTCGTCGACCTTGGCGTCGGCGTCGGCCTGCTTCTTGGCCTCCTCGGCGGCCTTGATCTTCGCTTCCTCTGCCTCGGCGTCCTCGGCGGCTTTGAGGGCGGCGTCGAGCTTGGACTCGCGCTCGTCGATGTTCTCCACGTCGAGCTTGCGCTCCTCGTTGAGCGCCATGATCTGTTTGGGCGTCAGGCCGACGACGTTCTCGCGGACGAAGCGGTTTTGCTGGCGCTCGCGCGCGAGCTCGTCTTTCATCCGCTTGAGGTCCGCGGTCGTCTTGCCCTCGAGGCCCTTCTCGAAGTCGAGCGACTTGGCGAGGCGCTGCGAGGCGCGCTCGACGTCGCCAATCTTCTTCTCGCTCTTGGTCATGGCGCCGACGATGGCGACGCCGGCCGCGACCGCGGCGCCGGCGAGGATCCCCCATGGCCCGGCGGCGGCAAGGGTGGCGATCTTGAGGGCGCCCAAGCCGGCGATCGCCGGGGCGGTGACGTTGCCGATGCCTCCGAGCGCGTTGACGAGGCCCGAGGCCGCGCTCGCGGCGGTGGTGATGATCGGCGCGAGGGTCTTGCCGGCCTCGATCAGACCGCTGATGAAGCCCTTGACGTTCTCCTTGATCAGCTCGCGGTTTTCTTTGATCCACGCGCCGACCTCTTTGACGAGCGAGGTGATCGTCGGCATCAGCGCGGCGCCGATGTCGTTCTTGATCCCCTGCACCATCCCCTGCATCTGCTTGACCGACTGATCAAAGTCAGCCCCGGCCTCGACTACGTCCTCGCCGAGCACCATGCCAAGGCGCTCGGCCTCGTCGCCCAGGGCCTTGATCCCGGCGCTGCCTTCGAGCGCCAGCGGTAGTATCTTGCTGCCCTCGCCGCCGAACAGCGCGAGGCTGATCGCGGCCCGCTCTCCCTGATCGCGGACGCTGTAGAGTGCGTCGCCGATGCGCCCGAACCGCTCCTCGGGCGACATGTTCTTGAGGTCCTCGACCCGCAGGCCGATCTGCTTGAGCGCCTCCGAGAACGGGGTCGCGCCCTTGGCCGACTCGCGGATCAGCTTTTCCTGCTCGAGCAGCGCCTTGTTCATCGTGTCGGCGCTGCTTCCGGTCGCCTCGGCGGCGTACTGCAACCGCTGCAAGGCCGTGCTGTTGATCCCGAGCTGCGCGCTGGTGTCGGCGATCTTCGCGCCCGACTCGGCGGCGGTGATCGTGAAGTCCTTGAGCACGCCCCAGGCGGTGCTGGCGACCTTGGAGGTCAGCTCCCACACCTGATTCAGCTTGGCAAGCTGGTCCATGACCCCCGCCGCGCGTTCCTTCATCGACTCGAGCGCCGACTTGCTGTCGTCGATCTCATCGTTGAAGCGCTCGAGCGGGTCCAGGTCGACCTGGAACCCCAGCTTGGCGGCGAGCTCGCGGATAAAGCTCATGGCGTCCTCGTGCCCGGGATCTTCGGCTCCTCGGGCGGGTGTAGCACGTCGTACATCACGTCGATCGCCTCGTTGGCGTCGAGGACCTCGCGCAGCGACATCGCGCGCACCTGCTCAGGCGTGAACCCGTGCTCGTAGACGAGGCGGTGCGCCGGCCAGGTCGGGCCGGTGTTCGGGCCCCACGGGGCCGGGCGCCCTCCTGCTGCTGCTACCGGCCGCGGGGCGGGGCTGTACTCGCGGCGGGCATAAAAGGGCGCAGGTTGAACAGCAGGGCCCAGAAGACGATCGGCCACACGTCCTCGTGCGGCACGAGGTTGTTGGCGGCGTCGATCGACTTGACTGGCTCGCCGCCGATGTACAGACCGCTGCCGCCCTCGCGCCGGACGATCAGCATGAACTCGGCGATCTCCATCGCCGCCGCGGGCTCGACCGCTCCGAGGGCCGGCCCGACGATCTCAAAGTACGGGCGCGCCGCCGTCATCACCGCGGACAGGTCGACCTCGCGCTCGTTGGGCATGACGCCGTGAAGCCGCTTGATCGCCTCGGCGTACAGCTCGCCCGCGGCCTCCTGGACCGCCTTGCGGTCGGGCAGGCCGCTCGGGTTCTGCGCGACGTACCTGCGCAGCGCCGCGTAGATCTTGCGGTAGTTGACGGTGCCGACCTCCGTGCCGGCGACCAGCACGGCGATGTCCCACAGGGCCGCCAGCAACTCGCGGCCGAGCATCGACGCCAGCCGAAACCGCAGCTCGAGGGCGTCGAATGGGTTGAGCGCTCGGATCGCGTAGCGGCCCGACCGCGACCACCGCCGCACGACCATCGGCGTCTCGTCCTTGCCGAACTTCGGCAGGCCGCCGACGCCCTCGCTCGCCTGTGCGATCCAGGACAGCAGCCCCATCACGTCACCGACTTGCCGGAGATGGTCCCCTTGAAGTTGAAGCTCTCGAGGCGCCAGACGTGGACGACGACCGACTCGGATATCTTGAGGGTCGGTTGCTGGATCACCGTCGCGGTGCCCGAGCGCACCGTCTTCTCGCCGTCCGTGAACTCGATCGGCAGCTTCTTGCGCGCCGCGTTCGCGGTGTGCAAGACGCTGTTGACCTCGCTGGTCTCGAAGCAGTTGACGTCGACGATCCAGTGCCCCTCGCTCTCGAGGTAGACGTGGACGCCGTCGCCGTAGAGGCCGCGCACGCCGACCGCGACCTGCCCCTGCGGGGCCATCACGACGGCGTCCCCGCCCTGCAGGCCGCCGATCACGCTCACCGGCACGCCGTTGATGAGGAACTGTTTGACCCGGTTGGAGACTGTGGCGCTCATGGTGTTGGCCCCCTATCAGATGGCGTTGTAGCCAGTGACCTCGATCTCGTTGACCCCGACGCGGCACTTGGCCGTCCAGACGTAGCCGCCGATCTTGAGCTTGGACACGTTCGCGTCCGGCTGCGACTCGATCGGCACGCTCGTGATCTCGATCGTCTCACGGCGCAAGAACCCGGTGCCGCCGCCGGTGGCGAGTTCGTTGAGCGCCTCGCGGATCCAGGCGGCGCCCGAGGCGACGCCCTCCTCGGTGGTGTAGGCGGTGATGTCGTTGTCGGCGAGGCGCGTCAGCAGGCGGTCCTGGACGCGGGCGCGGCACACCCACCGGCCGATCTCCATCTCGATGAACCCGCCGTCGCAGGTGTAGTTGTAGAGCGACCGTCCGCGGCCCTCGGTGTCGTAGCGGCCGACGTAGTTGAGCTCGAACGCCTCGACGACCCCGGCCTCGGCCGCGTAGTTGCGCGCGGTGATGCCGACCAGCCGCCGGTGCGACCACTGGATCCGCCCGACGTCGTAGCCGAGGCACCGGCCGACCAGGGCGGCCGTGTATAGCTCGCTGCCGGTGTGGTGGTAGCGCAGGCTGGTGTTCTTGTACGCCTTGGCCTTGAGCGCCGCGGCGACGTTGCCGGCGGCGTTGCTCTTGACGGCGGTGTCGTTCGTCTCGGCGAAGAACTTGACCGGGTAGGCCGAGGCCCACCGGGCGCCGTCAAGGATCGCGGCCTTGCTGTGCGCGGTCTCGAGGATGCCGAACCACGAGAAGTTCTCCGCCTTGATCGCGTCGAGGTCCTCGTAGATGCCGACGTTCGGCGTGGTGACGGCCTTGGTCATCACGTCGCCCGGCGACGCGAGGGTGACGTCGAAGTCGAGGCCGGCCGCATTCGCCGTCAGGGTGAGCTGGTTGCCGCCGACCGAGGCCCCGGTGACGGTGGCGTTGCCGCCGAACAGGGCGAGCAGTTCGTTACGGATCTCGGTCTGCGTCTTGCCGGCGGCAGCGTAGACAGTCGGAGTATCGGCGTTGACCTGGATCGAGTAGTTGCCGTCCGTGTTGCCGCCGACCGTGATCGTGATGACCTTGGCGACCGGCGTCGCCCGGCGGCCGATCACGACCGACGTGATCGGCGAGGCCGCGTCGGTCTGGGCGAAGATCGCCTCGCAGTGCTTCCAGTGCGCGTCGCTGCTGACGAACCCCTTGGCGGCGAGGGCGGTCTTGTAGTTGTTCGGCGTCACGGTGATCGCCCGCTCGGTCATGGCCGTAGCGACGTCGCTGCTGACGGTGCCGACGATCAGCGGAACCCCGAAGAACTCGAGCTCGGTGGTGTAGGACTGGTTGACGACGTTGACGACGACGGGACTTGTCACGGCGGCTGCACTCCTGACTCGGGGGTCTCGTACCCTTTGACGAGATCGAACTCGCTGCGAGCCCCGGCGTCGACGCTGAATACCACGTCGACGCGGGCCCGCGAGATGATGCTCGACCTGTCGAGGCTCGACAGATCGGTCGGCTGCGCGGCGTAGCGCAAGAAGGCCAGGCCCGCCGAGTGCAAGGCCGTGTAGGGCCCGGCCGGCTCGTGGAAGCCCGCGCACGCGCGCTCGATGTAGTACATCGCCGGCTTGACGCTGTCGGGGTCCGCCGGCGGCAAGTCGACGCGCGCCTCGAGCTCAACCACCAGCTCGCAGGGCGACCAGTTGGTCTCGAGGCCGCCCTTGCGGGTCTGCCGAACGGTGAGCAGCTCGGGGGGGGTGGCCTCGGCCTCGAGGTGGTCACCGGCGACAAGCGCCTCGACCTGCAGCTCGTCGGCGCCGATCGGCGTCCGGGTGGCCGCGGCCCCGATCGCGGTCGACAGCCCGTTCCGGATCGCGGTGACGTTGTCGGCCGGCTGCGCGGTGTAGGCGTAGCCGACGCCCTTGAGGCGGGCCGTGTACACCTGGCCGGACACGGCCGACAGGACCTTGTAGATCCACCGCTGCTTCTGCTTGATGCGCGTGCGGTGGCGGAAGCTCGACGGGTGCGCGAAGCCCCCCGGCGCCCAGAAGCGCAGCGACGCCGCTCCGGTGCTGGCCCGCTGGTCCGGAGCGTTCTGCAGCGCGCGGTACACCTTCTCGGCCGTCGACGCGGCGAGCAGATAGGTCCGCAGCGCGGTCCAGGTCGCGGGCCAGTCGGGGAACGGTTCAGCCACCGACCACCCGCCTCGCGCTGATCTCGAAGAACTCGCCGGCGGCCCACGGGATCGACGCGATCACCTCGTAGGCGCGACCGTCTGCCCGGCGGACGATGTCGCCCCGCCTGTTCGCCTCGTCGTCGGCGGGCACGAAGTCGATCAAGAACGCGAGCCCGTTGACCTGCTGCAGCGTGCAGCCGTAGAGCGTCACGATCTCGTCCTGCTTCTCGCCGTCCGGCTCGCCCTTGACCGCCTGGCGGCCGGCGAGGGGGTTGACGAAGCAGCGGAACTCGAACTTGTCGGCGAGCGCGGTGGCGATCGACCCGCTCGGCAGCGTCGTCGACGGCGCCGCCCGCTCGCGGGTCCACACCTCGCCCGACAGGGGATCGTCCGCGAACTTGCGGACCACCTTCTCGGCGAGCGGCCGCAGGTCAACCATCGCCGCCTCCGACCCGCACGATCTTGTAGGTGACGCTGGCGAGCATCTGCCCGCTGTCGATCAACGGGTGCGAGCTGCCCTTCGCCGCGACCGTCGACGGCTCGAGCGGCGGCGGCGGGCCGCTGCGGATCTCCGCCTTGACCAGCGACACCCCGAGCTCGCCGAGGAGGCCGAGCGCCTGCTCGGCGAGCATCGTGCCGTCGAGCACCTTGCCGATCATCTCGGCCTGCGCGTCGGTGATCTTCTTGGCGCCCTTGTCGAGCGCGGGCGCGAGGAACGGCCGGCGCGGGATGTCGTCGGTCCCGAACTCGTGGGCGGCCGCGATCAGGGCGTTGGTCGCGTGGCCCTCTTCGCCGTGGCGCGCGTTCTTGGGCGAGTCGCCGAGGACGCCGACCTTGACCGTCGCCGCGTTGAGCACGGTGAGCTCGGCGATCAGGCCCGCGGTGCGGTCGATGTCCTTGATCTCGAAGCTCACGACCAGATCGGCCCTGCCACGAGGCTGTTGTAGTAGGTCAGGTAGAGCGACCCGTAGCCGCTGGGGTCGGCGAGCAGGTCGGCCTCCGCCGGCGCCGTCAGCGACAGCGAGGCCGGCCCGAGCGCCAGCGACGCGGCCTGGCCGTCCGTGCCGTTCGACTCGATGTTCGCCATCTTCTTGAGGAAGAACAGCGTCAGGTAGGCGTGCCCCCACACCTGCTTCGCGCCCCACACGTCGGAGGGCACGAGGAGCGAGGTCGCCTCGAGGATCAGCAGCCGCAGCGCGGTCGACGGGCCGCTCGCCTGCTGCGTCGGGATCGCCTTGAGCTTGTCGAACGGCAGCGCCCAGAACTCGAACGGATCGCCGGGCGTCCCCGTCACCTTGATCCGGTCCTCGGCTTTGGGCGCCGCGACGATCGGCGCGATGTCGGGGGCGACGATCTCGCCGAACAGCGCGTCGCGGATCTCGCCGACCGTCTTGCCGGCCGCCGTGTAGCTGTATTGCTCGTCGGCGACGGCGATCTTGTAGGTGGTGTCGGCAGCGGCCGATACCCAGAACTCGACGATCTGCGGCCGGGCCAGGCCGGGCGCGAGGTTCAGCAGCAGCTCGTCGGTGGCGAAGGCCATGATCAGATCGTCGCGTCGGCGCCGGTGTAGGTCGGGATCTGCTCGACGTTGCGGTAGTCGCCGGCCTCGCCGAAGGTCTCGGCGATCGACTTGATCTGCTCGGCGATCGCGTGCTTGACCTTCGGGTCGCTCTCCCGGCCCTCCCACGCCTTGAGCGCGGCGACGTCGGCCGAGTTCTTGGCGATCTCGATCCGCGAGCCGGTCGGGATCTCGGCGAGCCGCTTGAAGGTCCCGAGGACGCCCCTGGAGACCAGGCGATCGACCTGCGGGTGCGCCATCACCTTGCCGACCTCGTCGGCCTTGAGCTCGCGCCGGGCCTGGCCGACGACGCCCGAGACGGTCGGCAGGTTGATCCCCGGCATGATCCGCAGCACGTCCGGGGTCTTGGACGGGACGCCGGCGCCGGGCTTGCCGCCCTCGCCCTTGGCCCCGGGGGCGAGCACCTTGCTGTACTCGCCGAAGGGGATGCCGACCTCGTGCTGCGTGTAGTTGACGATGATCTCGATGTCGCTCATGTGGCCCGGCTGATGGATCAGGGGTTATGCCCGTGTCAAGCCCCGGGCGAGCGCCCGGGGCGGTCGGCTGCGATCAGGAGATCGCGGCCATGATCGAGACCGAGTACGGCCGCGGGATCTTGACCCCGCCGATCCGGCTGTGGGCGATCGTGAGCCACTCGAGGCCGAACCAGCGCGGCTCGAACATCTCGTACATCTGCGGGATGACGAGCGCCGCCGCGTCGCGGTCCTGCCGGAGCGCGACCATGATGCCGACGCCGGTCGGGTTCAGCGGGTGGCTGGCCCCGAGCTCGTCGAGCACGTCGAACGTCACGTCGGGGTAGTTCTCGGCGAGGTGCTGCTTGAGCGTGGTCGTCTGCCCCGGGACGCGCAGGGTCAGCAGGACCCGGTTCACCTCGCGCGGGTAGAACACGTGGGTGACGCGCTCCTTGCCGTAGGTGCGCTCGGCGACGCCCTCGATCAGCGCGACGAAGTCGGCGAACACCTCGTCGAACGACTTGCCGCTGAACTTGGTGTCGCCGCCGACGCCCACCGGCGCGTACTGCGTCGGCACGTTCGGGTGCGTCAGCAGGCCGTGCAGCTTGTGCGACTTGTCGCCCCACAGGCCGGCGCGGTTCCACAGCTCCTCGTGCCCGCGGCGGCTCGCCGTCGCGTACATCGTGTCGAGGTTGCGGCCGGTGCGGGCGATCGCCCGCATGTCCTGGACCGAGTAGCCGAAGCAGTTGAGGATCGCGGCGATGTTGCCGGTCGTCTTGATGCCGCTGATCGACACGCGCGGGATGCCGCCCATCGCGTAGGTGTTGCCCATCTTGGCGATGCCGGCGGCGGACAGCGTGTAGTAGGTGAACGTCTCGGCGGCGTTGTCGACCGACTCGTCGATCGGGATCACCGCGCCGTTCGCCATCTTGAGCTCGGCGAACTCCTGCTCGTAGACGGTGGTGTAGACGTACTCGAGCTCGCGCGCGAACACCGGGAGGTTGCTCGCGTCGCCGTGGGCGAGGTCCGTGGCGGCCTTGCCGACGCCGCGACGGATCCCGTCGCTGATGGTGTGGCCCTGCTTGTCGTCGTGGAGGGTGTTGGCGAGCCGGAACAGGTCCGGGGCCTTGTCGGCGGTGACGCCCAGGCTGGCGGCACCGCCCTTGATCTGCTCGAAGAGGTTGGCGCTCATGGTGGGGTGGTGACTCCTCCCGGTCAGGCCGGGGGCAGCGGGCGGTTGACGAGGACCCGGACGATCGAGCCGGCGGCGGCCGACCCGTCGAAACGGGCGATGGTGGAGACGTCGACGGCGTTGCCACCGTCCGCGCTCTTGCGGACACGGCCGATCTCGGTGTTCGTGCCGCTGGCGATGATGCGCGCGTAGCAGGTGTCGGCCGGCGTGACCGCCTCCTCGGTGTACATGAGGATCGGTCCCTTGGAGAGCACGGCCCCCTCACGGCCGGGGGGCACGCCGTCGTCGGAGGTGTTGCTGCCGCGGGTCTCGACCGCCAGCTCGCGGATCGACACGCCGGCGACGTTGGCGACGGTGTCCCCGCTCTGCAGGGGGCGCATGGTGACGCCGTCGCCGCCGCCGGCGACGAACCGCCCGAAGGGGATGTAGCTGCCGCCGGCCGCGACGGTCTGCGCCCAGGTCGCGGTGCCGAGGCCCGGGGCCGACGTGGACACGCTGTAGGTGATGTCCGCGTTCTTCATGTCGACGGTGATGACGTTGGTCGCCACCGTCACGTCCGCCTTGAGGAACAGCTTCTTGACCAGATTGGTGGCGAGGGCCGCCGCGATCTGGTTGTTGGTCTCGCTGTTGGCGCGCTCGAAGGTCCCGACGTAGGAGACGTCGGGATCAGCCGGGTCGACGAAGGTCGCCGAGTAGGTGCCGTCGCTGGCGGTGCCGGCGATCGTGATCGTGCCCTTCTGGGCCTTGGCGGGGTTGGTGCGCGGGAACGTGTCCTCGTGCGAGATCGGGCCGTCGACCTGACCCTCGTAGCCCCGGGGTTGCTGTGCGGCGTAGTTGAGCAGCATGACCGATCACTTCCCGTTCCCGGCCGCGCCCGCGGCCGTGTTGGAGGTCTTGGTGCCGAGCTTGCGGTCGCGCATGCGATCGCGGGCGGCGTCGGCGGAGTTCTTGGTGTCGTCGCTCTGCGCGTCGCGGACGAGCGCGCCCGAGGCGAGCAGGTTGCCGCGGCTCATCGCGCTCTCGATCGCGTCGATCTTGGCGATAAGGATCCCGTGCAGGCGCTCGGTGTTGTTGTCCTTCGCCAGCTTGCGGGCGATGCCCTCGTAGCTCTTGTCGCAGGAGATCACGGCGTCGGCGAGCACGTCGGCGTCCGACTTGCCCTCGAACTCGTAGGTCTTGGGCAGGACGCGGCCGGCGTCGCCGATGATCCGCGCGCGGCGGGTCGCGGCGTCGCCATGCTGCTTGAGCGCGGCGTCGACCTGCGACTTGACGCGCTCCTGCACGAGCGCGTCGATCTGCGCCTTGGTCATGCCGGCGGCGGCCTCGGGCTGCTTGCCGCCCTTGGCCTTGTCGCCCTTGTTCTTGTCGCCCATCTCCATCTCGGGATCCTCGGGTGTCTCGGCGGCGGGGGCGGCCGCGGCGTTCGGGTCGGCGGCAGGCGTCGCGGGCGTGGTGGCCGCACCCCCGGCGGCCGCCTGCAACTCCTGGATCTTCTTGTTGGCCTCGGCGAGCTGCTGCTCCATCTGAGCCCACAGCATCGCGAGCGCCTCCGGCACTTCGGCCGCCGTCGCGCTGACGGCGTACTTCGTACCGTTGACGATCAGTTCGTTCACGGGTGCGTCCTTTTGCCCGCGCCGGGGTGGACTGGCGGCCCGCTTGTCGCCGGTCGCGGCGGCCGGGTTTGCCCCGGTCTCCGCGGCCTGCGGCAGCGTCGGCACCGCCAGTCTCGCCTGTGGTCCAGCGCGGGCAGCGTCGACCACGGCGAGATGGTTGTGGATGATCTCGCGCTGCGTGGCCTCGTAGGGCCCCTCGACCGGGTGCGTCCCCGGCGGTCCCTCGGTGCGCGCGGTGTATCCACAGGAGAGCTCGACCTTGCCGAGCTCGAAGATCTTGCGCAGCAACTCCGCGTCGCGGACCAGCACCCGGACGCGCATGAGGTTGCCGTCGCGCCAGGCGTTGATCACGTGCCCGCGCGAGAGGTCGCGCGCGTTGAAGATGTCGACGAACTCGGCGGGGTGGTCGTCGGTGATCGCAGCGCCGATCAGCGAGTCGATCGACAGCGGCGCGAACACCTCGTCGGGCGGCCTGTACTCGCGCCAGGTCCGGCCCATGTCGTAGGAGTAGTCGAACACCGCGTCGCCGCGGGTGGCGACGCCGTCGAACTCCCACGACCCATCAGCCCGCTGCTTCGCGCCCTCGGTCGCGTCGACCTTGATCGAGTAGGTCCGCCGGACACGCGCCTTGTCGGCGGCGGCGTCTCGGCGGACCTTGTCGATGTTGTCGGCGCGGAGTCGCGTCACGGCCGCGGAGAAAAGCGCCCGCGGCGCGCCGTGTCAAGCCGCCCGGAGCGACTCGGCGTCGGTCTGAGGGCGCGCGCGAGGCCGGCGGGCCTTCACCCCGCGCCAGGTCTGGCGCGCGCGCGCGGCCTTGACGGTCGACGGGCTGACCCCGAGGCGGGCCGCGAGGACGAGGTTCGACTCGCCCGAGGCCAAGATCTCGCGGACCTTGCCCTCGTCGAGCTTCGCCGGGTCCGAGCTGGCGCCCGGGGCGTCGGCCCCGAACACCTCGCGGACCAGCTTCCCGACCGACCTGCAGCGGCGCTCGCCGTCGGCGTCGACCAGGACCACGGCCCCGAGCCTGTTCGGGGCCCGCAGGCGCCCCTCGTGCCGGACGTTCCCGGCCCGGTCGATCTCGTAGCCCGGGAAGCCCCAGGGCTCGAGCGAGTGCCACAGCGCGCTCATCCTGACCTCCGTACGCGGCCGGGCCCGTCAGCCTGCCCGGGCTTCTTCATCCAGTCCTGCGAGCCCTCACGCTGCTTGTCGCCGCGGAGGCGCTCGTTCTCTTTGCGCAGGCGCTCGATCTCCCTCGCCTGCGCCTCCTGCTTCTCGCGGTCGTTCATGGGGCGCACTATGCCGCGCGGATGCCCTCGCGCAAGCCCTCTTCGTCGTCGTCCGCCGGCGGATCGTCGCGCCCCGGGGCGGGCGGCGGCTGAGTCCGCTGCATCTCGTCCTCGGTCGCCAGGCCCGCGAGGATGTCGCCGAACACCTGCCGCAGAAGCGGCTGGCGGGCGCTGTAGGTGAGGGCCTCGATCCGCCGGGTCGCCCACCACTCGGACCCGAGCAGCCCGGCCTCGCGGGCGTGGTCGATGTCGCGGATCTCGACGTGCCACTCGCCGGCCCTGCAGACGCAGCACACCGCGGCCTCGTAGCCGTCGCCGTCCGCCCGTCCCCCGATCTCGAGCTGCCGCAGGCGGTCGGCGACCTTCTCGGCGAGGCGCTTCCCGAGTTGCTCGGGCCCGGCCTCGCCGCGCTCGCGGGCCCACTCGACGGCGATCTCGACGTCCTCGAGCCGCTGCAGGGCGTCGAGCACGAGCACCCGCTCGATCATCGCGTCGAGCTGCCCGGACTGCCGGGCCAGCGCGAGCGGGCCCTCGCGGACGATCGAGAGGGCGCCGCCGTAGATCACGAACAGCCGCAGCGACGTCGCCGGGTCGATCCCCCGAGTCGCGCCGGCGAGGATGCGGGCGAAGAACGCGGCCTCGAGCGCCTCGCGCACCTCGCAGCCGTAGGCGCGGGCGCGCTCGGTCGCCTCGCTTCGCTCCTGCTCGCTGACCAGCCCGGCGAGCACCAGCCGGCGCGCGGCGTCCAGGCATTCCGCCTGCGTGTGTGGGACCAGATCTCTCACCATACCTTGAGCCTCCTGCCGCCCGGGTAGCGCCCGACGACCACGCGCCGGGCGTCGGGGAGGATGACCGCGGCGGCGCCGGCCATCATGCCCCGTAACTCGTCCTCGATCTCCCGCAACTCGCGCTGCGCCTCGGCGACCTGCGCCGTGCGTTCCTGGTGGCGGGCCGCGAGCGCCGACGCCCGCGGGTCGCCGAGCATCGGCGTCACCGCGCCGTAGCGCTTCGGCAGCCGGTCGAACGCCGCCGCCTCGCGCCCGAGCTCGAGCATCGGGTAGGTGCCGGCGGCGACCGCCCGCCAGAAGATCGACACCCTCCGGCGGATCGCCTCCTCGACTCGCGGCACGCGCTCGATCGTCCAGGTGAGGATCTCCTCCGCCTCGTCGCAGACCAGCGCGGCGAGGACCGCCTCGTCGGTGCCGGCCAGCATCGCCTGCGTCCGAGCCTGGAACACGTAGTCGAGCGGCGGCTCGGGCCCGCGCGCGCCGATCCAGGTCCGGCGGAACTTGATCGCGTTGACGGTCTTGATCTCGAGCGTCCCCCGCCGGCCCTCGCGCTCGACGTAGTAGTCGGGCGTCGCCCCGACGCGCATGTGCTCGTCGGCGGGGTCGCGCCCGCGCAGGTAGTCGTCGGCCTTCTCGACCTCGGCGGCGTCTCCCCAGCGCAGCGCCAGCTCGGCGGCGACGAAGTGCTCGAGGACCCGGCCGCGGCGGGCCGCCTGCGAGTCGCCGCCCGCCGGCCCCTGCGTCTTGTCCGCGTAGAGGCCGAGCGCCGTCGTCCGCTGGTGGACCCGGAACAGCGCGCCGACGTCGGAAGCCGTCACGTCCTCGCGGCGCAGCGCGTGCCAGGCCGCCTCGTCGAGCCTGCCCTCGGCGGTGCGGGGCAGGGCGATCCGCTCGACGATCACCGCGGCGCCCCGAGCAGCTCGAGCTGCCACACGCGCGCCTGCTCGGCATGCGCGATCTGGTTGAGGTACAGGGCGGGTGTGGTCGGCACGTCCCACGCGCCTTTTCGTACCTGAGCTCGCTTGCCTCCCCGGCACGTCGAGCCACCCTCACGACTGAGGAAGTATGGCGGATCCGCGAACACGACGTCGACCGAGGCCGCGGGGAGGCTGTACAGCACCTCGACGGCGTCGCCGAGGTACACGTCCGCCCGGCGCTCGCCGAGTTGCAGGTGGTGCGAGCGCGTCATGTCGATCCCCCGTTCGCCCGCGCGTACACCAGGGCTTGCGGCAGGGTGGATAGGCGCATCGCCGCCTGCACGAGCGCCCCGAAGTCGGACAGGACCATCGTCGGCGGCGACCCGGCTGCGCGCCGCAGCACCCCGAGGCGCTCGCCCTCCTCGACCTGGCGGGTGAGGTACGCGCCCAGGTAGCCGCCGCCGGCGAGCTTGCGCGACCACCTCATCGCCGCCCCGGCCGTCTGCTGCTTGAGCTGATCGCCGGGGCCGATCTCGGCCAGCATCTTGCGCAGGTCGGCCGACATGCGCTCGAGCGCCTCCCCGGGCGTCTTGGCGCGGTCGGCCGCGCGGGCGACGTGCAGGCGCTCCATGTGGACGCGCCCGGCGGCGATCCCTCGGCAGTTGGCCCCCGCCTCCGCGCGGCAGCGCGGGCAGGCGAACTTGCGTGCGTTCTCCTCGTCGTTCCTCGTCATCCCTTCCTCCTTGCGGCGCGCGGCCGCGGTGTTTCGGGCGCCGGCCCTGGCGCGTTGAGCAGGCGGCGCACGGCCGCCTCGAACTTGGCCGCGGGGGCGTCGGTGTCCCCCGCCTCGAGCGCTGCGGCACCGGCCTGCCGCCAGCCGCGGATCTTGCGGGCCTGGCTCGCGCGATCGACCTTCGGCGCGCGCGGCCACAGCCGACGAGCGATCCAGGCGCCGATCCGGTCGCGGTCGACGTCCGCCTCGTCGGCCGTCTCGAGCTTGTGGATCACCTCGTCGGTGAGGTGGCTCGGGCGGCCGTCGACGCGCGGGCCGGCGGCCTCGTCGTCGAACCGCTTTAGGATCTTTGAGATCGCCTGCTTGCTGGCGCCGACGCGCGCGGCGATCTCGTCGAGCGTGTACGGCACCCCCTTCGTAGGGTGCGTCGCCATGCGGAGTTGCCCGACGCGTACGGTCGACTCGATCCAGGCGACGAGCGCGGCGCGGGCGGCGGGCGTCCTGGCCTGCTCGCCGGCGGCGAGCAGCGCGTCGGCGATCTGGTCGGGGGTGTAGGGCTTGCCGGTCGCGGGGTGCAGTTCCTCGGCGAGCCGCAGCGCTCGGCCGGCGCGGGTCGGGCGGAACAGCCGGGCCGCGCGGCGCTGGCGCTGGCGCTCGGCCCGTGCCGCCGGGTTGACCCACGGGATCGTGGCGCGCAGGCGCGTCACCAGGCCCGGCGGCAGCCCCGTCAGGTCGGCGATCCGGTCGTCGCTCCATCCTCCCTCGTACCGCCCGCCCGCCGGCGCCGTGCCGGCTCGCAGCGCGGCTTGCAGGGCCGGCAGCCCCTCGGCCTGCACGAGCGCGTCGCGGTGGCCCTGCCGCGCGGTGTCGTCGTGGTGCTCCTCGAGCAGCTCGATCGCCTGCCGGATCCGCCACAGCTCGCCGGCCTCGGCCTCGGCGCCGAAGGCCGCAAAGCGGACGAACGACACCTCGGCGGGGTCGGCCCCGAGGACGCCGGCGAGATGCTCGTCGCTCCACCCCTCCTCATAGCGCTGCTGTCCCTCGAGCCAGACGTGCAGCAGGCGCAGCACGATCGGGCGGATGCGGGCGAGCTCGTCGAAGGACCTCACAGCTTCATCGCCTTGTAATCGATGCCGTGCCTCTCGCACCGACGCCGCATCGCGTCGCGCGTGATGCCGAGGATCTTGCCGGCTTCGGTCAGGCTGCCTTTGGACGCGCGGACGGCGTCGAGCAGCTTCGGGACGGGGATGTCGTCGAGCGCGTGCGGCTGCTCGTCGTTCGCGGCCGGGGTCGGCGCGGGCGCGGGCGCGACCTCGGCCTCGGGCTTCCTCTTCGGCGGCATGCGCGGCTTGGCCGCCTCTCGATCGGCGCGCACCTCGTCGCGGGCCTTGTCGCGGTTCTTCCAGGTCCAGTCGTCGCGGCCGGTGTTCCAGCGCGGGTGCGCCGCGGCGATCAGCCGGATCGCCGCGAACACGGGGATGAGCGTCTGCGACGGCTTGAGGCGCCCGACCTCCTGCGGCGGTCCCTTCGTCGGGCTGACGACGACGCGGCCCGTCTCGTCGATCTCGACCGACAGGTGATCGCCGATCCGCGCGTCCGCGGCGTCGGTCGTGTAGATGGTCGCCGGCAGGATCGGATCGTGCTCGTAGCGATCGAGCTCGCCGGTGAGCACGCTGGTGATGCACGCGGGCTGGTCGCGGTTCTGGGGGGCGGTCGCCCACGACCACGCGGCCTCAAGCTCG